CGCCAAAACCTTCTTCTCTACCAGTTGCTTCGGCTGCTTCCGCTGCTGCTTCTCCAGCTGCCACCGCATCTGCTACTGCTGCTTCACCAGCTGCTACTGCTTCAGCTACTTTAGTTTCTCCAGCAGCAATAGCATTCTGTAAAGTTTCTTGTGCTGCGTCTTTTGTGCTCTGTAAAGTTTGCTCTGCTTGTTCTAAAGCATCTGCTAACGCTTGATTACCAGCTTCAATAGCATCTGTTTTAGCTTGTGTAACTTCAGCTAACTTAGTTGTTAAATCATCTACAGTTCCATTTAGTGTACTTACTGAGCTATTCAAGCTTTCTATTTCTGCTTGACTAGCCGTATTAACCGCTTGTTGTTCTGCTAATGCAGATTGAGCGGTTTCTAAACTAGATTGTAACTCTGATGCTGTTTGCTGAGAAGTTTCTAAAGAAGATTTTAAATCTGAAACATTACTTTCTAAATTACTAATTTGTTGTTCAGAACCTGCTATTTCTTCCTCTAGTCCTGTAATTGAAGATTCTAAAGATTCTATAGTAGATTCTAAACCTGTAGTTTCTGCAGCAAACTCTTGCTCTTGTGCACTCAAAGCATCACTAACTGCGCTATCAACATCTGACTGATCGAACTCTGTAGTATCTTCTGGTAAATTATTTAACGCCTCCTCTACAGCTTCTGAAGCTTGTTCTTGAGCTTCTTCTGAAGTTAATAAACCAGAAGTTGCGTTTCCTACAGCTAAAGCAACTTGTTCTTGTGCTTGTTCTGAAGTTAGTAAACCCTGAGTAGCAGAACTAACAGCACTGGCTACAGCCTCATCAATTAAGTCTTGTATTTCTTGTTGAGTTAAAAGCGGAGTAGAAGTAGTTGTTGAAGCTTGTTGGCTACTTTCTTGTTCTCCTCCAGTTTCTTCTGTGTCTTGTGTTACTGCAGGAGGAGGTATATCTACTTCAAACTCAAAGTCTTCAAAGTCTTCTAAAAGATCTTCTGTTGGCATTTCATCAGCTACAAAATCTTCTAGCGTGTCAGGAGTAGGGTCTACTTCAGTATAGCTAGAATCTGGTAACTGTTGTTCTGGTCGAGAGTCTCCTGTTTGACCTGTCACTATATCAACTACTGTTACATCAGTGGGATCTTCACCTGCAACGTATGTAAAAGGCTGTGTTCCTGATATACCATATACAGTAGCTTCTTCCTGTTCAGCAGCTTGTATATCTTCAGTAGGCCTATCAAAGATTCCTTCTCCAAACCTGTTTACAAAGTAGCTTACTACTGCTGGATACTTACTCGCTGCATCATAAAAAGCTGATAGTAAATCTGGATCGCCGTCCTGAACTTGCTGTACAAACCCTCTGTCCTCATCCCAGCCAGCGTCCACTAACGCTTGAGCAAAATCTCTTAGCTGAGTATTAAACTCAATAGCTCCTTTTTGTTGTTTACCAAAGCTACCTGTTCCCGGCTTGTAAGCTATAAGCCTAGACAGTTCTTTTCTTAGTGGGTCTGTCTGCCCACTTATTTGATTACCAATGGCAGGTATTAAGTTGTACAGTAAATAAGAAGCTGTTATAGGATTTAACCCAAATGGTAAAGTAGAAGCTGCTGATCCTGCTGCTGCACCTCCAGCTGCTTCGGCTGCACCAGTTAAAAACTGAACAGGACCGGCTATCCCCGGAGTTCCTGCTACTGTTCCAATAGTAGGAATACCATAGTCTATTGTAAAAGTCCCTAACCCTGCACCTAGTAAACCCTCTCCTAGTGCCTCTAGTATGTTAGTATCATCAGGGATAGAGAAATCAACTTCTTGTTGTTCTTCTTCTTCTTCTTGCTCTTCTTCTACAGGCAACCTAAAGCCTTCAAGCGGTGCGTCAAAACCAGACCTGAAAGGATCGCTATAAGCAAATGATGAGTAATGTCCCGGCACTACTTCTTACCCCATGTAGATAAAGTCTTGATCCCGAAGCTAGCTGAGATTGCACCACCTAAGAATACTTTGTAGTAATCAGGCATGGTAGCTAGCACGTTGAAACCTTCCTGCACGTAAGGGACCATGCTAGGTATAAAAGCACAAATGAGCGGTAAGCTGAGTATAACAGCAAACCACTCATCTTTCCATGAGGACTGAGATCCTTGAGCTTGCATGGTTTCCCAATCAGCGTCAGTCTCTATACGCCTCATCTTCGACTCATGTACAGCCTTTTTCTCGTCAGCTTTATTTTGAAAATAAGATCCGACTAGGTTTGTTATTGGTCCTATCAAAGACTGTAGCATTCATCTCCTCTGTGTGAAAGCTTAGGGGCTACCCGAAAGTAACCCCATCAGCTTAGTTGGTGTTAGCCAGCAGGAACAACCAGCGTTAGACCAGACTCAGGACGCAGTACAGCTTTGCCGTACAGCATATCTGAGGTAAACAAGTTAGCAAGGAACTCTTGCTTGTAAGTTGTTTGGGATCTAACACCCATTTGCTCTACTAGAACAATAGCGTCCCTGTGTAGGAGCATAGCACCTAGTGAGTCTACTGAGCTAGCTGAGTTGTCGCTAGAAGACTCAACAGTTGGGCAGTTGGTGCTGACAAAGACATCAATACCGTATAACTGACCAATTTGACCACCGGGAACCTGACCGCTGTTAACGAAGTCTGAGCTTACGTATCGGTCAATCCCCATGATCGTGTTACGGACAATAGGCGGGACTACAAAGAAGCGATTGTCCATAGGCACGTCTTGGTCATCCAGCTTTTGAATGATGCCACGGAAACCAGCGTCAGTAAATACGTCAGCGGAAACTACCGTGTCAGCAGTGTAAGTTGAAAGACCGTTTGAAGCGTCTACAAAGAACGTACCTGCGTTGTTGAGGTAAGTCGTGCTAGTCGTACCTGAAGTTCCCAGACCCGGCCCTAAAGCTGAGAGATCTGAGTCAACCTGAGTAGCCAAAGCGTACCCAGCATCTTCAGTGTAAAACTGACGCAACGAAGCCAAAGCCTGTACTTCAGTAATGTCTTCGATCAAACGAGAGTACTCGAAGTGTCGATTGACTGTTACCTGTACTTCACTTTCCGTTGCGTTTTGAACCGTAACGGCAGTGTTTTCAGATTTAGCATTCGCTGATCCACGAGTAGGCTTAGGAATGTGAAGCACATCACCTTTCTTGCCTTCCATGGACATTCTCTTAACGAGGTTAGCAAAAACCAAGTTCTTCTCATACGAAGCTATAATTTCATCAGACCAGATTTCTGGGATGAAAGTAGCTGCGCTAGTGTTGTCTACAAACCCACCAGTGGCAGGATATGTTGAAGTAGCCATCTAATTTCCCCTTAATGGATAATTATTTGACCCTGTTCTCTGCATAAGCTCTGAGTATTTCATCAGAAAGCGAAGCATATCTATCAGGGTCAGTTTTCATAAGTTTAATAATGTCTGCCCTTCGGTAGATTTTCTTTGGAGACCTTTCAGTGCTACCGCTTGCACCACCAGTACTGGCTGCTCTAGCTGTTTGTTTCCTACTTTGTTTCTCAGCTTCAGCAGTTTGCGTTACTATCTGTTGGCGTTCCTTCCACAAAGTGAAAAGCTCATCAGCAGACTCATGGTCGTACTGTTGGTCAGCAGCTACAAACAACTTTGTCCTAACTGGAGAAGCTTGTATCCATTCTGCAAACTTACTGTCTTTCAGTATCGTTTCCATATCTGGATGCTTTGTCTTCAGTACATTCAAAGCCGTAGCTTGTTTGTACTGAGCACTCAGCGTTTCAGCTTCTTTGATCTTAGGATGATTTGCAATCCGTTGATCTATAGCTTTGTCCGGTTCCGTAAAGAAATCTACTTCTTCTTGGACTGTTTGTTCAGGTTCGTTTGGTGTGAGTTGTGTTTGGATGTAGTTGTCTACAACTTTTCTAAGCTCACCTACTTCAGAACTTTGTCTGCCCAGAAGCTTTTCAGCCTCTTGGTGCATTTGTACTAAGTCCTGAACAGACTTACCCTGATACTTGTCAGGTAGTTGAGGTTCCTCAGGAGTTGCCTCTGGTTCTTCCTGTTCTGTATCAAAAAGTTGATCTTGCTGCGGTTGCTCTTGTTCCTGAACTGGCGGTGCAGCATCCTCACGCTCTAATATTTTAGCCATCATTAAACTCCGTACCCTATAGTATTGTGGAGAAAGTAGAAAGGGTTCTAGCTATGAACTTTGCTTTCTTTCGTATTTTATGTGACTATCTCTAGCCCTAGCCCAACGCCGTGTAGCGTCAGGAAAGTGACCACTGATAGGATCTAAAGAAGACCTAACAGGTGAGATAATCCTAGTAGCACTGTAACCGCATTGACACCTGACGGTGCGCTTGTTTTCGTCTACTAGCTGCTCAAAAACGTGTCCGTCAAGACACTTGAAATCATACAGTTTCAGCATCAGATTTCTTGGGAAGCGGTCGCTGCTTCTGCCTCAGCTTTTTCTTCCTCATCAGACTCCTGTGCGTCTTTTTCAGCATTTTCCATTTGAGCTGGTAAG